CAGACAAGAAGATAGAGGGCCAATAGGACGCGCGATTTTCTTGAGTGAACTGAGAAAATGTGCGGAGGTGCTTGGTCACATCTAGCGGTGTAGGGAAGTGGGAGAGGTCAACGAACTTGTACTGGTCTTCGAAAACAAAAGGAATGTTATGGAGTCCAGCCTTTGAAGGAGTGTGTCCTAAAGAGGAAAGATAGTTGTAGACGTCTTCACAGACGCGTCGAACTTCAGGATGTTGGTCGCAGTCAGCATAAGTGATGCCGATTGCTCGTGCCATGAGAGTGTCGAACGTTGGAGAACGGGACTTGGAATAGAGGAGCTGGGCGAGGAGTTTGCGCCAGTCGCGGGATGGTAGTCCGTTGTTGTTGCGGTAGCCGAGAACTTCAACTTGCTCTGAGTCGTTCCTGATTTCAGTTTTCTCTTTGCGGGAGACAGCGTCAAAGTAAAACTTTGCGTGTGCGGAGAACTGAGTTTGGAATTCTTCATGTTGTGAGGCAGGTATGTAGATTCGGAATGCGGTGATAGAGTCATCGCCTTGCACTTTGATGAAAATGTTAGATATGTCGAATCCCATGCGGTCGAGGATGGTGAGTAACATAACTAAGTTGTAGTGCGAGTCTAGCCATTGAGTAAGGAATAGGCCAGAAGGGATGCCACGTTTTAGACGATACCATTGTGTGCCGTCGGGCATGCGGAAAGGGGTGGCCAGTTGAGTGGCGCACATCCAATCCCAGAGGTTTTGGAGACGGGTGGGGTCAGTTGTCGTCGAGGAGTAGTTGAATCCGGGTTTCTTGACAGGGACGTAGCCGTGTTCAAAAGTGAACATGGTTCGCCAGTCTATCTGAAGATCTTTGATCATAGAGAACAAAGCGTGCAGATCGAAGCCGGACCAGTCGACAGTTACGAATGTCTGAAAGAACATTCGCCTGATGGTGAGGTCGTGGTTTAGCCGGTACATTCCACCTGAGAAGGTGACGTATGGCCAAAGGAGTGGGGTGAGTGAACGGTGAGCGTACTTGTGGTAATTGATGATTGGCCAGAAGAACATTGCTTCAACCATTACAGGGAGTTTTGGATATCCATAGATGATCCTGAGTTTAGGAGGATCGCCAGCTTTGGTGAGCTGAGGCTTGACGTGGATATTCATAGGATATTGGTGGGGGATCTGAGAAGGGGGCTTCAGCAGGAGGGGTCCAATTCCAGGGGTAGTGAGGGAGGTCAGCGAAATGAACAGGTCGTGCGAGCCAGGGTGGGCGCAGAAGTTCAAGAGCGCGAGAGCGGCCTCGGAGGTAGTGCAAATCTTTCGGGATGCTGTGATCGGGCAGATTGCCGCGTTGGACAGCGTGAATAACTAATGCGTTATCGACGATAGGCATGTAAAAGCCGTTGACGACGTACGTGTAGTCGGAGCCGAACAGATGTTTGCGTAGGGCGTGGAGAACGACTTTTCGAGTTGAATCGATCGCTGCTTGATTGATAGACGGGATAGGCTTTGGTTCCGAGAAGGTGTGGAACTTGTAGTTGGGGCCTGAGATGTCTGTAGCGAGAAAAAACTTAGAAAAGAAATTCTTAATAGAGTAGAAAGCTTCCATTGTGTGAGAGCTTGAGTGGACAGAGTTGTAGATTCTGAATGCTTATGGTGGGGCAGGAGAGCTATCAAAAG